CGGTAGTCCGTGCGCCTCTTGCCGGCCAGTGGGCTCATTTCTTCCGCCTCCCGTGCGTTGTGGCCGTCCAGCCGGCGCTAGATACCTGGTTGCCGTGGTCAGCTATCAGGCTGTCGATCAGGGCGCCCATGTAGGCGACGAGGCCGCTGACTGTTTCACCGCGGGCCGTCGCGCTGTGCGTGTGCTTCTCGCCGTTGGGCAGCACGAACCACGCACTGGCGTTCCAGTCGGAAGGGCGCCGGGGCTCGGTGCCGCGAACAACAGGCCGCGACACTCGGTTGTCGATGGAATAGAGGGTCACGATGCAGCTCATGGCTGGCACCCCTCCAGCAGTGCCGCCTCGCTCAGGTCACCAAGCGGCGCGACGATGTATTGGGCAAGCGCGTAGACGCCCCACGGCTTGCCAGTGATTTCCGCCCGGTACGCCGCGTGGCGGATGGCGTCGAGCACGTCGGGGAATCTCATGCCATCTGCTCCAGTGCCCGGCGGGCGAATGCCGCCAACTCGCGCTTCGGATCGCGGCGGCGCTTGAGTACGGTCGTCGGGTCGTGCCAGCGCTTGCGCTCAATGGGCTTCACTTCGCGGAAGCCTTCGACCTGCTGGATGGGTACGCCTGATTCGGCGACGAGTCGTGAAAGCCAGGCAGCATCTTTCGCCCGGCCCGCTGGGGTTAGGTTGCAAAATGTCATGGGTGTGTACCGGGGAGGAGGGCGCGCTGGGCGCCCGGGGTGGGTCAGAACGGGATATCTGATTCCAGATCAGGCTCAGGCTGGCGGGGTGCTGGTTGGCGCGCCGCCTGCGCTTGTGGGTGCGGCTGTTGCTGATCGTCGCGCGGCTCAAAAAGGGCAAGCCAGATCGAGCCATCTTCGTCGACCTTGCAGCCGGCCGGGTTGAAGAAGGCGTCCATCTTCATGCGGAAGCCCTTGTCGGTCTGGATGACCGCGCCGACTTTCCGGCTGATGTACTTGGTCTCGCCGTTCTTCTCGTACTTTCCGACCGTGGCTACCACGTCGTATTTGTGTTTTGCCATTATTGCTGCTCTCCGCTTGCGTCATTGACCACTTCAAAATCTCCATCGAACACGTACTCGTTGCCCTGCGGCAGCCCAGCCTCTGCGGCCTCGTCCAGGGTGACGGCGCGCTGAATCTCGACCGACACTGGCAGGTACTTGAAGAGGCGGCGGATAACCGTCTTCTTCGCCATTTCCTCCCAGTGGCTGACCCATGGGCCAGACTTTCCGGCCTTGCTTTGCGCGCGGACTGCCTCGACTTGGGCCTTGCTCATTGCCTCGAACTGGACGCCGCCGCCCTGCAGCCGCGCAACCGCATAGACGTGGGTGATCTCGCCGGCGTGCTCGCCTTCGAACGGCTTGTGTGTCAGGTCTTCGTGCAGGCCAAGCTGATAATCGAACTCGTCGTGTTCGCGCACGGTGCGCGCCGACAGGCTCACGATCTGCCCGGAGCGCCGGGCCAGGTCGATCATTCCGCGATAGCCGATGATCAGCTGCACCTGGTTCCCGTAAGGCAGCAGGTAGGCGTGCCCAAGAGAGTTGCCCGGCTCAAGGCCCAGCTGGGCGCATTGGATGACAGAACCGAGGAAGCTGTGCTGATCGCAGTTGACCAGCGCCGGGGTCTTACGGATCTCGGTAGTGACGATTCGGGCCATCCGCTCGGCCGTCATGTGCTTGGGCAGCGCCGCAGCGAACTGCGCTTTCATCTTCGGGCTGGCAAGCATTGCTGCCAGGCTGTCGGCTGGGCTGCGTGGCTTGACCTGCTGGCCGGTGGCTTGCTGCATGTCCTTCTGCGAGAAGGGTGCGACGTTCTCAGTGCTCATCTTCGATCCTTGGCCCAGTAGGGCAGCGAGAGGGTTTCCACGCCAGACCATTCACCGGTGCGGATGCAGTCGGCGTAGGTGGCCATGTCCTCAAGGTATGTGTCTCGACCGATCGACTTGGCTTCGTGGTCGAGCGTGAAAAGGCGCACCGGGTACTTGCCGCACTCGATGCTTGTGCTAACGACCAGGAACACGAACGCGGCCGGCTGCTCGCCGAAGTGCGCTGCGTAGCCGTCGCAGTAGAACGGGTCCTGCACGTGATAGCGGTACTCGTAGACGGAGCGGGCGAACTTCTCCATGTCGCCAGTCGTCTTCACGTCGGCTATCCAGCCGAGCGAGGTGATCGTCTTGTCCGGCCGGCAGCGCGCCAGGAGGCCCGTCGACTGCTCTTTCCAGTAGATGCTGGCCTCTGCATCGCCTTCGGCCTCAATCAGCCAGCGTGCGTGCGGATGGGCCATCACGCTCTCGCGGATCAGCATCACCTTCCGGCCTTCGTCGGCGGTGAGGACAGTCTGGCCATTCAGCCCGGCCTCGAACTCCTCCCACTTCTCTTTGCCGGCCTTGGTGTTGCGCGGGGCATCTGCTGGGCCGATGGCGTACTGCTCAGTGAACCGGTGAGGCTCAAGCAGGATGGCGTGCACTGCGTCGCCGATGTTTAGCGCCGACTTCTTTTCCTCGTCCTCTGGAGCGGCTTTGCTCCACTGGTACAGCGCGGGGCTCTTGTGGATCAGGTCAAGCTGCGACTTCGAAACGCCTGGCCCGCCGTGGTAGGCCTCGTTGCTGAGGTCGCGGTAGTAGCCTGGCGTGATTGCCTCGACTGGAGCGTTCATGCTAAACCTCCGAAGAAGTGAAAGATCGCCGCCTCACCAATGAGGCCGAAAGCGAGCGTTGCGGAAAGGACGCCGAACCCGGTAAGGGTCCACCACGCCGCTGCGAATGAGTGGCCTGTTGGGGTGTCGTCGTAGGGGAGGGATTGGGTTCGGTTCATGGGGTCACCTTGCGGTAGCCGGCCAAGTGGAGCTTCTGGAAGGCTTGCAGCCAATCGTGTGCCCCTTGGGTGACTTCTGACATTTCGTCGATTGCAGCCTTCAGTTCCTCGGCAGCGATCTGCTCTGGCGTGCGGGTGGGGCGGAATACGCAGCTAGCGGCCTGCTCAACGTACTCTTCGCCACTGGCAGAGTGCTCAAGAACAACCATTTCCTTTCCGAAGTACTTTGTAGTGACCTTTACCCATTCTTGCCGGTAAGAGACGTCATTCCTCTGGTACTCACACACCGTCCCAACTGGCGGTAGGCCTTCGCCTGACCATGCTGGCTGAGCCACATGGCGAGGTATGCACTTCTCAATCGGGAGAGGATTGCGGTCTATCATCCATTTTCC